CCAAGCACGGTCTGAATGTTTCCGGCCTGGTGCTGGACGAGCTGCATGCCCAGCCGAATCGCAATCTGGTGGATGTCCTGACTAAGGGGTCCGGCGATGCCCGGACACAACCGCTGTATTTTCTGATTACAACGGCGGGCACGGATCGAAACAGTATCTGCTTTGAGTATCATTCCAAGGCTAAAGACATCCTGGACGGCAAGCGCATCGATCCTTCATTCTATCCTGTGATATACGGGCTGGACGACGGGGAGGACTGGAATTCAGAGACCAGTTGGTATAAAGCGAATCCGTCTCTCGGCTATACGATTCAGATCGACCGTGTGCGCGATGCGCACCGCGAAGCGTTACAGAATCCCGCGGAAGAGAATGTCTTCCGACAGCTTCGACTCGATCAATGGGTCGGCAGTGCGGTGGCATGGATCCCCGAGCACATCTACGACAAAGGCGCACTGCCCATTGATAAGGACTCTCTTAAAGGTCGTGATTGTTACTGCGGATTGGACCTGTCCAGCACCAGCGACATAACGGCTTTTGTCATGGTATTTCCACCGTTGACCGATGGGGACAAATACATCGTCACTCCGCATTTCTGGCTGCCCAGGGAGACGCTCGACCTGCGTGTCAGGCGAGACCATGTCCCTTACGACATTTGGGAGAAGCAGGGACTGTTTCACGTTACCGAAGGCAATGTCGTCGATTACAACTTCGTTCGCCGAACCATCAATGAACTCGGAACGCAGTACCACATCATGGAGATTGGGGTTGACCGCTGGAACGCGACTCAACTGATTACGGATCTGGACGGCGACGGTTTTACTATGGTTCCCATCGGTATGGGGTTTAAGGACATGAGCCCCGGCATGAAGGAATTGTACAAGCTGCTGCTGGAGGGCAAGGTGATCCACGGCGGCAATCCTGTTCTCCGGTGGATGGCTGGCAATGTGGTGGCAGAGATCGACGCTGCGGAGAATATCAAGCCCAGCAAGAAGAAATCCACGGAGAAGATCGATGGTATTGTTGCCCTGGTCATGGCGCTGGACAGAGCAATTCGCCACGAGCAAAAGGGGAGCGTATACGACAACCCGGAGCACGGACTCTGGGCTTTCTGAAGGGAGAGTGAATATGGGAATACGACAGTGGTTCAGCTTTTCCAGACCGAGGGACGCGCCTAGGAAGAAGTTGCCAGACATTCAGAATAATGTTCGGGATTCAGGCAGCTTGTTTGTGTTTGGCAACGCCGACAGCGGAGAACGTGTGGACGAAAAATCCGCCCTGCAGATTGTCACGGTTTACGCCTGCGTCCGTCTGCTGGCAGAATCGGTGGCAAGCCTCCCGCTTCACCTGTTCCGAAACACTGGCGATGAAGGCGGCAAGGAAAGGGCGACGGACCATCCGCTATACCCGATACTTTACCGGCAGCCCAACCCTGAGATGTCCAGCTTCAGTTTCCGGGAGACCATGATGACGCATTTGCTGCTCTGGGGAAACGCTTATGCGCAGATCATCCGCGATGGCAAGAATAATGTGTTGGGGCTCTATCCGCTGCTTCCTGAGAACGTCGAGGTCGACAGGAATGCAGCAGGGGAGATCTACTATATCTATCATGCCTATACGGATGAGACACCAGGGGAGAACAACAGAGATATAACCTTCCTGCGCCAGGACATCCTGCACATCCCCGGTCTGGGCTTCAACGGTCTGGTGGGCTTTTCGCCCATTGCAATGATGAAAAACGCGCTGGGGTCCGCGATTGCTGTCGAGAAATACGGCAGCTCTTTTTTTCGCAATGGTGCACAGCCGGCCGGCGTGCTTGAACATCCCGGCGTGTTGAAGAATCCGGAAAAGATTCGTCAGAACTGGTCCGATGTGTACGGCGGTGCTGGCAACGCGCACAAGGTTGCGGTGCTCGAAGAGGGCATGGCCTACAAGCCCATCAGCCTGCCGCCCGAGGACAGTCAGTTTCTCTCCACGCGAGAATTTGACGTGGAGGAAATCTGCAGGATATTCCGGGTGCCTCCGCATCTGGTTCAGGATTTGAAGCGCAGCACCTTCAACAACATTGAGCATCAGGGCATTTCTTTTGTCCAGTACACACTGATGCCCTGGCTGGAGCGCTTCGAGCAGGCAATCATCAAGGATGTACTTGTAGGGGAAGACCAGAATAACTACTTCCCAAAATTCAACGTAGACGGTCTGCTCCGCGGAGACTACAAGAGCCGCATGGAGGGCTACGCGATAGGTTTTGCAAACGGCTTTTTGTCTCCCAACGATATCCGCAGGCTTGAGAACATGGATCCCATCCCTGATGAGGACGGTGGCAATGTCTATGTCGCCAATGGCTCCTATGTAAAGCTGAAGGATATCGGCGCTGCCTATCAGACGGCAATCAAGAAGCAGGAGCCGTCAGGAACGCCCGATGAACCTGTGGAGCAAGAGGAGGAAGTTGAGCCCAATGCCCCGGAGGAACAGCCGGAGCAGCATGAGAACAGCAGCCATGCCAGACGGCATAACATACGCAAGGCTGCACGACGAGGAGGTAGTGCATGAAGAAATTCTGGAACTTCATCCGCAATGAAGCCGGGGAGCGTATACTCCGCCTGGAAGGTCCCATTGATGAGGAATCGTTCTGGGGCAACGAAATCACGCCGGCGGCATTCAGGGATGAACTCGAATCCGAGGAGGGTGACGTAACCGTCTGGATCAATTCGCCGGGCGGCAATGTGTTCGCCGCCGCGGAGATCTACACGATGCTCTGCGACCACAAGGGCAGGATTACGGTCAAGATCGATGCGATTGCCGCGTCCGCCGCATCCGTGATCGCCATGGCCGGTGATGCGGTGCTCATGAGCCCGGTTAGCATGATCATGGTGCATGACCCCATGACGATTGCCATGGGCAATGCCCGCGACATGGAAAAGGCAATCACCACATTGAACGAGGTCAAAGAGAGCATCATCAACGCTTACGTGAAGAAGACCGGCATGTCGCGCAATCGCGTCAGCAAGCTTATGGAGAATGAGACCTGGATGAACGCCCGGAAGGCGGTCGAGCTGGGATTCGCCGACGCTATTCTCTTCACGGATGACGAAAATAAGGGAGACGACGATGAAAAAGAAGTTGAAGCGGCATGGCAGCCGTACTCCACGCGCGCCATGGGACAGGCCATTCTCAATCGGCTCATTCCTGCCTCCGTCGATAATGCCGACACAGGCGAAGAAGCAGAAGAGTCTGACGATGACAAGGCGCCTGTGGAACCGCCCGAGGGAAGGCTGAATGAAGCGGTCGAGGCTGATCCGACTGAATCGTTCGAAAGCGAAACGCTGGAAGCGCCTCGGATCGGCATGAATGGCAGGACCGCAGACGGCGCAATGCCCTATGAAATCCTCAAAGATAAGCTGGCGTGGCTTCTGTAGCCGCCGGCTTTTCTTATATCTTACTGCGAACGCGACCGGCACGCTAATGCCGGAGAAAGAGGTTATGCATGAACAAGATCATGGAACTGCGCAATAAGCGCCACGCCCTCTGGGAACAGACCAAGAACTTTCTGGAAGAGCATCGTGACGACCATGGCTTGGTTGCTGCTGAATTCGTTGATCAGTATGATCGCATGGGCAACGAGGTCGCGGCGCTGGGTGCGGAGATCGAGCGGCTTGAGCAGCAGGCGGAGATCGATGCCAAGCTGGCCCAGCCAACGTCCACTCCCGTGACCGCTCGTCCCACCGTGGGAACGCCCAAGAGTGCTGTCGCTCCGACTGCTACCGCCGAGTACAGCGAAGCGTTCTGGAAGAACATGCGCGGCGATACCAGCATTGAGGTGCGCAACGCCCTGTCCGTCGGGTCCGATCCCAATGGCGGCTATACCGTTCCCGACGAGTTCCACCGGCAGCTCATCAAGGCGCTGGAGGAGAACAATATCTTCCGTCAGCTGGCCAAGGTCATCCGCACCAACAGCGGCACGCGCACCATCCCCATTGCCGGTGAGACCGGCGAGGCGTTCTGGGTGGAGGAAGGCAACGCCATCTCCGAGAGTGACATGACCTTCAACATCCAGACCCTGTCCGCATACAAGCTGGGCAGCCTGATCCGCGTGTCCAACGAGCTGCTGAACGATAGCGCATTCGACATCGCCGGGCACATTGCTGAGCGCTTCGGCGTCCGCTTCGGCAACGCCGAGGAGAAGGCGTTCATCAATGGCCTGGGTCCCAGCAACGATCCCACGGAGCGCGCCAGCGAGCCCACCGGTATCCTGACCAGCCTGGCCACCCCGTCCGTGAGCACGAAGAACGCGACCACCATCACCTTTGATGATGTGTACAAGCTGTTCTACGCTCTGCGCAGCCCCTATCGCACCAAGGCCAAGTTCCTGACCAACGAAACCGCCCTGCTCCAGCTGATGCTGCTGAAGGATGGCAATGGGAACTACATCTGGAAGCCCGGCTTGGATGTTGGCAAGCCCGATACCATTTTGGGTCACGAGATCGTGACCAGCACCTATATGCCCGCGCTGACCGGGACCGCGACCGAGGATGCCGGCAAGAAGGTGCTGCTGTTCGGCGACTTCCAGTACTACTGGGTGGCCGACCGCACCAACCGTACCTTCCGTCGTCTGAACGAGCTGTATGCCGTCAACGACCAGGTGGGCTTCATCGGGACCCAGCGTGTCGATGGCAAGCTCATCCTGCCCGAGGCCATGAAGGTTCTGGGCATGGGTGCGAAGACCTGAGCGACAACGAATGATGTATCTGGGGCATCCGGTAAATGACCGATGCCCCGAGACATCGGAGAGGAGAATACCGATATGGATAAGACGATCGTCACCAGGAACTATTTCACCGACGAAGGAGACACCCTCGTGATCGGGGGGAAGCTCATCATAGAAGAT